AAATCAATAGCCATTTCCACAAAATTGTGGACTGATTTCCAGCTGCCCGGGCGTCATCCTGAATGGATCGTGAGCTTCGGTAAAAAATCGCAGAAGTCTGGGAGTTTGGGAGTTTCAGGACTGGAGGTTTTCCCGGGCGCTCCAGCGGGACATACCCCCTAGGAGTATGACAGGATGGCCATCTTCGTGGAGCTTGGGAGTTTTAGCCGAAAAAATACTGAAGAATCAGGATCAAAAAGATCAATTTAAGCGGAATCAAAATCAATAAGTAAATCATATAGTCCTTTCTGCAGCTCCTGCTGCGGCGAGCTGCACCTGCAGCCTGGAACATGAGCTTTTCGCAGTTTTCGGGGAGTTTCGGAGCTTCACCCTATAATATAGTCATCTCACCTGGACTTGTCAACAGCCCGGGCGAAAAATATCTGGTAGATTTCCGTCATTCTCCAACCGTGGAGGAAATCCCGGGTACCCGGTGCGACTGACCACGCTTCCTGAAGCCCACAAAAAATGGCGGACTTCCGGGAGATTCGGAGATTTCCCCAGCTGCCCGCAGCAGGATCCCGGGAACCTGAAGCAGGATCCGGACTCCCCAAAAAATGGCGGACTTCCGGGAGTTTGGGAGATTGAACTCAAGAGTTTTGCACCGCGCGCCGGGCGCCCGGTAACTTATCCACAGGTTATCCACAGGTTATTAACATTGGGGGAGTTTGGGAGTTTCACCCAAATTCCCCCTTGATTCTAGTTGTGCATGCCGTTTTCCCTCATTTCCTCGGCATCTGCGATTCGACCATACTTATTCGATCTATCTGCACCTTCTTTCATTGATGGAACTACTGCATTGTAGTGTGCCAATATCTTCTTTAAGACATCAATCATCTCTTCTTGATTGTCAGCAACCCTATTGATTGCATTTGTAATACTGTCGTCTACTACCATAATACCATTCTCTTTCTAGAAATAGAGAGTGGCTCTACGGTGAATTAGCATTGCTACCAAGCTCTCTATTTCTATTTGTACAATACCACATTCTTATCCACAATGCAACAACTCATTTGGACTATTTGTCAGGAGGAAGACGAGCCCGGGCCCATGCTGCACGCTTCAGGATTCACGCATCTTGGAAATCGCAGAACTCCGGGAGTTTGGGAGTTTCAGGAAGATGACGCCCGCGGGCCCCGGGAAACGAGATCCACGCTTCAAGATTATTTGGCCGAACTTGGGGAGTTTGGGAGTTTTAGGATGAAGATGCGGCCGGGCGCCCGCCTGGTCCGCTGGGACTTATCCACAGGTTATGCACAACTTTCGGTAGTTTAGGAGTTTAAGAGCTTGACAAGGTTTAGGTCCGCGAGCCTTCCCTCGTATAACCCGGGCACAGAACCAGGGCCTTTGTCGCGTAAGTCTTGGGCCAAGCGACCTGGAAACAGTTTGACCCAACGACCTTTAGGGGCCGTGGGTAAGTCCACAAGTATAAATACGAGTGCACCAGATCCACCCCACCACTTATTCCAAGCTACTTGGAGAGGTGAAATACGTACCTTTCCATTAGGCTGCATTATTTTTAATTCAAGCGTAAAGAATCCTATATCCTTATGAAATACTATACAATCAGGGAACCCTGGCGTGGCATAGCTCTCAATCCTGGAGACGAGATACTTCTCCTCCCCATTTTCCAACAATTTCTTTACACTCTTCCAAAAGTTGGTTTCCGTCTTTACGGTCATACCTCGTTCTGTCTCTCACTACTCTCTGTTTCCATTTCGGTGATGTCCTTAATTCCTTCGCCATCGGATTTCTTTTCGACCGAAAGGATAGTTTGATTACCTTCTTTTTTAAATTTTCCATCTAATCCTAATTCCTTTAATTGTTTTAAAACTTCGCTACGAGACATACTGTCAATAGTCCCTGTTCTAATTTCTTTTCTATCAATGTACAATCCGGCAGCCTGTCCTCTCAACCGCTCAGCATTGACAGCAGCACTAAAAGACTTTTCCACCAGTGATTTCTCACGCAGTCTAGCCAATTCTTGTACGTGTTTTTGTAATTTAACTTCATGTGTTTTTTCAATCTCCGCCCTTCTTTTAACAATAGCTGATACCACATGAGGATATCTCTTTCCGTTCAGTAAAACCGAAGCAGTTACATTTGCGCTATCTTCACTGTAGCCAGCCTGCCTTGCGCATTCAGTCGGTGTTAACCGTCCCTCATTCTCAGTAAAAATCTTAACAAACATCCTCTGTTTAACAGTAAGTCTGTCTGGGCCTTTTGGATACTTAAGGGACATATCTTGTGCCACCAATGTGTCACCTGTAGTTTCACCACTTATCTTTGGATCAACCATCGTAACTCCTTGTATTAGTGTAATTTTTACTCATGTATAAATCCTAAAAAACTAAAAATGTTGCTTGCGTAGACAAGGGGTGACACAGAGGTGACACAACGTAAGTCACTGAAATATATGTTATAATCGTCATTTGTGCCACTGTGCCACCTATCCCGGTATAAAAAATTTAAAAAAAAACATTTGAGTAAATATTCCACTACTATAGTATCATAATTGATCGGCTTGCGCCTTTTTTGCTGCCAATCCAGTTTCTTCGCTTCAATTGGTGTATAAACCAATGAATTGGAGCCTTGGATCTGTACCCTAGGATCTGTTTTAACTCTTCATACGAGGGTGAGTGTTTATTAGACTCAATAAATTTCACAATAGCATCATACACCTTTTTCTGTGTTGGTGTTAGCCCTAATTTATTTTGTGTATTTTTCATACGTTTTATCCTTCTTCCGGCTTGGAAATTCATCATACCCCTTGGCATCAGGATTAGGTCCATAATTTATACTCACTTTAGTATACATTTCATTTAGACCCACTTCCTCCTGAATTGTTTCAGGTGTGATTGAGTCATATAGCTCACGTTGTAGTTTCTTCTCTTCAGCTGTGAGTTTCTTTGGTTTGTAGTAGTTCTTGCCAAGTTTGGCCCACGTTATTCTGATTCCGAGTGGTGGTTTGTTTAATGTGACCCCATTCTTGTTCTGGTGTGACCCAGTCCATGTTCCAGGAGCGTAGTGCTTGTCCATCACATAATTGTAGCAATCCTCATTGGAAGCAAAGTCAAGGATCTCCTTGCTCAGCAGCTCCGCGTCTTTCCAAACATTAATTTCGTATTTGTCCATAACTTTTTTCCATATACTCTATTTTTTTAACCCAACCCTTTGGTATGGTTATATATCTTCCTCCCTCTTTTTCAGCTGGATCCAGGCACCAGGATCCCATAATTGTAACTCGTTCATCATCATTCCTTATCATCCATCCAATATCAATGCACGTTGCCAATTTGGCATTCATCATTTTGTCAAGAGAAACCCACCCTGTATCGCCATCCATGGCGTCCATCCAGGTTACGCGGACCATAGGCCAGCAGTCCGGATACTTAATCGAGGGTAATAGGCTCTTCTTTTCTTCCATCTTCGGTTCGTTCGATTCGTTCGAACTTTGCATTTTCCTCATCGTCCCTGTGTTTATGTCCTTCTGTTACTACATCCATGATCTGATCCTTGGTTTGCAACCTTACCTCATAATCCTGGAATACTACCACCCAAAAGCGTGCCTCGCTACCTTGTTTTGTTTTGGCTTTGCCTGCCTTGAAATTTTCGACTGTCTTTCGAAAACCTATGGATAATAATTCTAACATTATAGACTTAAACAGCACACGATCAGACATATCTTCGAACCGCACGTACCACGAAGGCTTCTCCGTCAACCCCGTCTTCGGGTTGATGGCGCCATCGTCCACCTGGAACAGATCTATAATTTTAAGTGTTGCCATTAGTTTACTGTATCCTTGTTATTCCAATTTATAGAAACCTCCTGAAACTTATTCTGAAGGTCCTTTTCATCAAACCCTTTCATCGCATGAGTTCGACGCCTGTCTTGATAACCTTTTGAGAAGTCATCAATAATCTCCATGAGCATCATGGTTGGAAAAGGAACCTTATGAACTTTAATTTGTCCTAGTTTTGCCAGCACATCAGCCATAGTATCCCCCTCCACTTCACACTTATGGAGAATTTCTTTAATTTTTTTTATTGAGTCTATTAATTGCCGCATTCTTTATCCTTATTCCTTTCTCATCTGCCGCGTTCTTTATTATATGCATCATTTCCTGTCCCGGTCCACGGTGCATGCTCAGCCCCATCCGCACCAATGCGTCATAATACGGAATCTTTATCGCCACACTCTTGTATCTTGTCGTGTCAACCATTAAAATTATTTCCTTTTTTAATGTTTTTTGTAGCAAGTAGGTATTGCAAGTTTGCTAATACATGAAGGCCACATACAATATCATTTTGTAGGGGTATAACATGGTCTACATGGTATCCCTTCGGCCTTTTTTTAAAAAACTCCATAATTTGTCCTAATTGTGACCATGGAGGAGTTGCTTGTTTTTTTACAGCTCTACGATTAGACGCATATGCACTCATGGTTTCTAAGTAGCCGGGTTTATTTATTTTATTTTCATATATTTTTTTAGAATGTCTCCTTTTATAATTCCCGCATTTTCGTTTGTTATGAAGTTGTAACATATGTTTTTTATATTCTGCTGGGGAACAAAAATTTTCCATTTTTATACCAAATTTATTCACGCCAGCTTTTCTACTATGAGTTGCTCCCTTTCTTAAGTCGTACGATACCGTCATTTTAACCATTCTTCTTCCTCTCGAACTGCCCCTTTCCCTTGCGGTGTTTTGTGAATTGTGGTCGGTGCTTTTGTCTGGCGCTATTGCCGAAGCTAACCAAGGCGAGTTTTTTGCCGCCAGTCTGCTCATAATTTTTATTCATTACCTTCTCCCCCCGTAGTAGTAGAGAAGAATAATAAATCCTATAAGGGACAAAACACAGTAAAGGGTAAAATTATCCATATATCTTTATTCAGGGTCTGTTCCTTCCCACTTGGGGGCGACGTCGTAGTTGTCCTGTTCGTCATCAATGATGTCATTGATTCTTTCAACAACCTCGTTTTCCTTATCGTGAAGCTTCTCTAGTTTCTCAAGCTCTTTCTTGATTTTTTGTAGAGGGGTTAGCTGCTTCCTTGCTTTTTTCTTAGCTTTTTTTACCATGTTTACCTCCTATGGTTCTCATTTGTTCAACTTCTCTTATTTCATCACGAAAATCATCGTAGCGATAATCTATCTCATCAATCTCTGGATTGTAGGTCTTATCATCCATAATATTCTTCTTAGGGAATATGCCTTTCATCAGTGGCATTTTTTTTAATGCTTTTATTATCTTCTTAATCATCCAATCTTCTCAATCCTCTCAATCCACTCCCTTATGAGCGGTCTTCCTAGCTGCATTGGTCCTTTCATGTATACTCCGCTGCCATCCGATCCTACGAACTTCAGTGTTCGAATCATCGCATCCTCTTCATTCTTGGCGCGGATGGTATAATTGAATGTGAGCTCGCGCTTTGTTGTAATGTTAAAAGTATATTTTTCCTCTCCCTTTTCAACATGGAATGTCTTCATGTTGCCAATTTCCTTGTCAATTTTTCCTTCCTGGGGACGCTCAAACTTTATAGGCTTAGGAGGTTTTTTCATATCCCAAGCGCCAGTTCAATTATATATTTGCAAATAATAAGAAATAGAAATACCTTAATTGGAATAAGCAAGAACCACATTATTTCCTCACTGCCCAGTATTCGTAATCCAATGCATCATGTCTTTTTTGCACAAGGGTTACAAGATTCTTTGTGAAGGAACCATACACATGGTTGCGTAATTTCCACACCCGTACCCTATCATCCGTTGGGGAAAGCTTCTGTAGGTGCGGTGCAAATAGAAATCCACGGTAATACATAATCTTGTCGTTGGCCCTAGATTGGCTAATCCAATCCTCAAATTTTTTTATGCTTAACATAATATTACTAAAGTCTCCGTAATTATAAATCTAGTGGTTGAATCTTCTGTTATATCTCTCAACGACATTATCTACTTTCTCTCTTTCTGTTGTTGCTCGCTCCAATAGTTCCAGTGCGTAGGCGGTCTGATCCTTTCGAATCGAGATTCCCGCCCACTTCACTGTAGCGACGAGCATTCCTGCTAAACCGCCGTAGCACACTGACGCGCTGCTGCGGTTCAAATCCTCATATCTGTCTATGCTTATTAAATCTTTTACGCTTGTAATCTTTTCCATAATTCCTTTGCTCGTTTAACAAAGCCTCCGAGGGATTAGTTTGTAATCACCCTCAACCTTTCCCGACCAATCAAGCCTATAAGAACTTAACTAGTACTTAGTACCTAACTCCACGAACTCATCCATTGGGACATCATCCTTAGGGTTATTGCCTTACAACTCGGTTATTGTTGTTCAGCCAGGAGGATATGTTAATTGCAATCAACATACTCTTCTTTGTTAGCCCAGATTATACAGTAATTGATGGGATAAATCAAGTAAATAATTATGGCGTAAATCAGCCAAAAACACGTGTCAAGCGAAAAAACATTTTGTTGTTGCATAAATACAACAAGTGTTATATACATAAATCCTCAACTTCATTTCATCTCGGTGGACTCTCCTCGCACATTCGTTGCGGAGAGGGTCCCTTTTATAAGGACTAAACTGATGACAATAAGAAATATCTGGTATAAATTTAGAAAATGGCTATACTATTCTCCCGAGAAAAGATATCTCAGAGGAAAGTAAATTTTGTCTACAGTCTGGTTTTTAATGGCGCTCATAGCGTTTCCTGGCATGCCCGCACTCACCTATAAAGGATACTTCGCGTATCATGCAAAGGAAGATTGCGAGTTGCAGCGTCCGCATTTGGAAAATTTCATAGCAGACGTAGAAATGAAAAGAGGGCGCAATGTCTTCTACATTAAGACATATTGCCTGGAAATGGATGCATTTCAGGATCAGTTGGACAATTATCAAAGACAAAAAGAAAGAGGAATTGGCCTTGGAGGCCAACAACTAGATGCATGAGATATATTGTTTTACTTTTGATATTGATTATGATAGGATGCTCCTCGCTGTCCATAAAACCTCATAAGACATCAGTCACATATGGAAAAACTTTAACAGACAAGTCTGACGAGGATAAGGACGCAACAAAGGACTCGTTTTCGATTACACAGGATTTTATTTGGAATTAAATAATGAACGGACTTAAGATATCATTCGCCGTTGTGGCGTTTGTCCTTGTACAGGGGATTGGAGTCATATGGTACGTCTCGAAATTGGATTCGAAGGTCGACCAAATGTACAAGAATTTCGAGGAAGAAAATAGAAAGGAAGTAATAGAGAACCAGGTAAGAATGACATTGTCTTTGGAAAATTTGATAACTGATGTTAAGGAATTG